GATCCATTTGTTTTCTTGGTACCATTTCTCAGCAGAGTCGGTATCCTTTCGGAAGAAAGGATTCACTTCGAGGGGAATTGTAATCAGATCATCAACATCCAGATCACGAACGGTCATTTGACCCTTCGTAACCCTAGGAAGACGATCCAAACTACGACCGATCGAAAGAATTTTCTGAAGTCTCTCCTTAGGAATCAAATCCTTAGGGTGAAGTCCTCCATAAAGGAGTCCTACATCGAGACTACGATTAGTCTGTTTCAAAGTGTCCTTACAAAACCTCACGGTTTGCGGAACACCGAGAACAGAAATAATCTGTGAAATTTCTTCCGGTCCGGGTTCTCTCAATTGTTTCCATTTCAAGTTAGGTTGATGTTTACCATCGACAAAAAGCTTTGAATCAATCGTATACCAACGATCAGAAAGATAATTCTTTCCAATCGAAGGTTCCAAGCCAAGCTTGGACGCAAATGATTTCCATTCCTGGATTTCATTTACGTTACCACTGAAAGATAGATCGTCTCCATGAATGAGACAGTCCAATTCAGACAGTGTTTGATTTCGAACTTTAGCCAATGTAAAAGCATTAACTAAACATAGAATAGGGAACGACAAGAGAGATCCCATCAATTGTCCCCCAGTCTGTTGAATGTCACATTGACCAGTACTCTTTGGGTACCAGACGATGTGTGATCCAGTTCCATTGATGATATATTCAGACAACTCAGGATACCTCTTAGCGAGGGCCTGTCCAACGATCTTAGTAAGATCTTGACAGATTCCGTCTGTTGCACTTGAATAATCACCTGATACAAGAACTTCATTATCTTTAGGTTCAAAAACCTTTGAATAATTTGGTTCCCAACAGGGTTCAAAAATGGGAAAATTCTTCAATGTCTCAAACATGGCCAGTTGAACTGGCTTGAGACAATAGGTATGAGGATGGCCTTTAGTAATCATTCGGACCTTGAGGGGTTCCGGGATCGCATAGGCTTCAACAATCTTGGTTTCACTAATAGGTTTCCGAGGAAAACTATAGTAATAATCAGATCCGTTGATATGTTGATAAATGAACTCGTCATTATCTCCATAAAACTCATCCATATAGAATTTTACTTTTCTCTCATATTCTTTAATGAGAATATTGAAAAGATAATCACAAACCTCATTGAGACCTTTAAAAGTCTCTGATTTGAATGGTTTAACCTCCAAATCATATGAAGTCGGTCCAACACCAAGGTGATGGATTGTGAAAATCTTTCCATTCTTCTCGAGACGAATATTGGTCCCCATCCTTCGGAAGAAAGCTTCGCGGTTATTAACCACTTGCTTAATCATCCTAAGATATGTGTTACCATTATTAGAACTCATTAGAATAAAAGGAGAATTGAACTGGATACCCTTGTTTCTCAAATCGGCCATAGGTGGTCGATAGTCCACAGTTGAAACCAATTGAAGAAGTTCTTCTGTTTTTGAATGGTCAACTCCATTTCCAGACCAACTTTGATAAAAGATATCATCAATACCCAATACGGGTTGTTGAGCGTATCCATCAAAGTGATCAGAAGTGGAAGACTTCCAAAATACAGAACCTTCCTCACCAAAATATTTATCGAATTTCCTTCCCATCTTCGCATAAAGAAGAGACTTACCAATTCCTGGTTCGCCCTCAATATGTAGAGTTGTAGGATCAATTCGAGGTGAACAAGTTCTAAAATCGAATCTTTTAAGATTTGGTTGAAGAGCCTTATTCACTCCCCCTTTCTTTCGGGAAAAACCAAGATACGCCTTTGCAGGTGCAACTTTAGTGGATCCTAGATCAGGAAGGAGGTCAATATATGGTTGGATGAAATCTTTGAATTGATCAAGGATTTCGGTTTCTGGACATGAGATCGGATTACTGAGAATCTTAGCATGTTTCTTATATGCATCAATGATCATTTCTCTTGGAACTTCGTTCGCGAGAGACTTACATTGAAGCAGATCGAAACAAAACTTAAGTTTTCTAATATTCGATTTTACAAGGACTTTCCCTACAAAGTAATTTACTGAGTTTGGAAACAATTCTATAGACTGATCATGATCTTCAGGAAGATCTTGATTCATCTGCTGAGAGAAGTAAACAGCAAGACTAAGTTTAAAAACTTTCGCCTTCAGTTTATCTTCGATACCGTGAAAACAACGATTCAAATGTTTAATGAGAACTTTCTCAGGAACATTGATACGCCATTTACGGAGTAGAAAATCAAGACAACGAGCAAAGCCCATTTCTTGAGTTGGTTGTACTTTACGTACTGCCACTTTAATCTTTCTATTTCTAGATTGATTCGGTGATGGCTTTCCGGGTCCTTGCCTGCTACCTTCAAGCTTACGCTTCTGGGGCTGGCAGCTGCCTTTTACATTTTTACGTGTGAAAGTCAGTTTATAGATCGGATAAAGGGGACTAACCTTTAAACGAACGGGGTCGTTAGACCACATCGATTGGACGAAAGTCCGCAGGATGAGCTGTTAATTCAGCTGTTACTATT